TCGACAGGGTGTTGACCGCCCTGCCGGCGGAACTGCGTGACCTCGCGGTGCGGCTCCGGGAGCAAACCGTTTCGCAGGCGGCCCGCGCGATGAACGTCCCGCGCACCACCCTCCTGCGTCAGGTCGAGCGGCTGCGGCAGTGCTGCGAGGACGCCGGCCTGCGGATTTATCTCTGATCGCTGCGTCAACTCGCCCGCGAACGGCAAAGGCCTTCTTGTAGACGGACTGATTCGTTACGCGGGAGACAGACATGACCCGAGAAGTGTACCGCTACACGTTCGCGCCGGGGGTGCCGACGGAGGACGTCGAGGCCTCGCTGCTGCTGGCCATCTGGGGCACCCAGAGCCTGCACGGCGAGGTCCAGGCCCGACTCGACGCCGCCCACTACCTCGACCCGCGCGGCGGCGGCTGCGTCATCGACGCCGGCACGCCCGTCGGCCGCGACTTCAACCGCCTGTTCCTCGGCTTCCTGCAGCGCGAGTTCGGCCCGGAGAGCTTCCGCGTCGAGCGCGTCACCGCCCTGCGTGCGGACCAGACCGCCGCCCGCCCGAGCGAGGAGGTGTGCGCGTGAGCCTGCTCGCCAAGGTCCAGCGCGGCCGCACCTCGCGACCGCCCCGACTGCTCGTCTACGGCACGCCCGGCATCGGCAAGTCCACCTTCGGGTCGCAAGCCCCGAGCCCGGTGTTCGTCCCGACCGAGGACGGCCTCGACGAGATCGACTGCGCCAAGTTCCCGCTCGCCGCCACCCTCGACGAGGTGCTGGCCGCGCTGACGGAACTCCGCACCCAGCCGCACGACTTCGAGACGGTCGTGCTCGACAGCCTCGACTGGCTGGAGCGGCTGATCTGGGACCGGGTGTGCGCCGAGTTCGGCGTGAAGAACATCGAGAAGGCCGACGGCGGGTATGCCCGCGGCTACACGCACGCCCTCAGCCACTGGCGCGAGGTCGTCGACCAACTCAATCTGCTGCGCGGCCAGCGCGGCATGGTGGTCGTGCTGATCGCCCACGCCAAGGTCGAGAAGTTCGAGGACCCCGAGGCCCCGCCGTACGACCGCTACTCGCCCCGGCTGCACAAGCACGCCTCGGCCCTCGTGAGCGAGTGGTGCGACGCCGTGTTGTTCGCCACTCGGAAGTTCCGCACCACCAGCGAGGACGCCGGGTTCGGCCGCAAGCGGACCATCGCCCACGCCATCGGCAAGGACGGAGGCGAGCGCGTGCTCCGCTGCGTCGGCGGGCCGTCGTGCGTCGCCAAGAACCGCTACGGGCTGACCGAGGAACTGCCCCTGTCCTGGGCGGCGTTCATGAGTGCCCTCACCACCCACCAACCCGACCCCGAGGAGACCCAACATGGCTGATCTGCGCGGCTTCGACGCCAACCAGGTGGAACCGTCGAGCGACTTCGAGCCGGTGCCGGCCGGCAAGTACCTGGCCGTCATCACCGAGAGCGAGATGAAGCCGAACAAGGCCGGCACCGGCAGCTACCTGCAACTGACGTTCGCGATCGTCGAGGGCGAGCACAAGGGCCGCTTCCTGTGGGCCCGGCTCAACCTCGACAACCCCAACGCCGTGGCGGTGCAGATCGCCAAGGCCGAGCTGTCGGCCATCTGCCGGGCCGTCGGCGTGCTGGCCCCGACCGACTCGACCGACCTGCACGACCTGCCGCTGGTGATCCACGTCAAGTGCAAGAAGCGGCCCGACACCGGCGAGATCGGCAACGAGGTCAAGGGCTACTCGCCCAAGGCCGCCCTGACCGAGCCCGCCGTCAAGCCGGCCGCCCCGTCGACCAACGGCAAGGCGACCACCCCGCCGTGGAAGCGGTGATCGACACGGCTGTTCCGCGTGCCCGCTCCGCGACGAGCCGGGGCGGGCACGCCTATCGGACGAGCCACAGTTGAGGAGGCAGCATGGAACTCGAACTCCCGTTCCCGCCGAGCGTCAACCACCTGTGGCGGCGGGTCGGCCACCGCACGCTCCTGAGCCGAGGCGGCCGGGCCTTCCGCCGCTCCGTCCTGGCGGTCCTTTCCGCCCGTGGCGTGCGGCCGATCGCCGGACGCCTGGCGGTCACCATCGACGTGCATCCGCCGGACCGCCGCCGTCGGGACCTCGACAACGCCCTGAAGGCCCTGCTCGACGCACTTCAGCACGGAGGGGCCTACCACGACGACGCCCAGATCGACGACCTGCACATCCGCCGCGGTGAGTGCGTCCCCGGCGGCCGGGTGTGCGTCCGGCTCGTGCCTCACCCCGACCCGGGGCCGGCCGGGGCCGAGGAGACCCCAGAACCGCCGGCGGACGTGCCCGGCGGCGCGAAGCCACGCACCTGTCTCAAGTGCAACAAGCTCTTTTCCTCGGCCGGGCCGGGCAACCGCATCTGCCCGCCCTGCAGCCGCGACAACGCCCGGCTGCGGCTGAGTGAACCGGAGGTGCAGCGGCAGCGCGGCGCGAAGCGTCGCAACGGGGAAGCCCTCTCGCCGGCCGTGCTCGACGGGGATGCCGCATGATGACCCTCCGCGACTACCAGCACACCGCCGTCGAGGCGGTCTACGACCACCTGCGGACGCGGGAAGACAACCCGTGCGTGGTCATCCCCACCGCCGGCGGCAAGACGCCGGTCATCGCCACGATCTGCCGGGACGCGGTCGGTCGGTGGGGCGGCCGCGTGCTGGTCCTGGCTCATGTGAAGGAGTTGCTGGGGCAGACCGCCGACAAGCTGCGGGCCGTCTGCCCGGAGGTGCCGTTCGGCGTCTACTCCGCCGGCCTGAAGCGCAGGGACCGCACCGAGCCGGTCATCGTCGCCGGCATCCAGTCGATCTGGAAGCGGGCGTGCGAGTTCGACCCGTTCGACCTGGTGATCGTCGATGAGGCGCACCTCATCCCGCCCGAAGGCGACGGCATGTACCGGCAGTTCCTCGACGATGCGCGGACGGTGAACCCGCAACTGCGGGTGATCGGCTGCACGGCGACGCCGTACCGGCTGAAGTCGGGCGGCATCTGCACGCCGGAGGGGATCCTCAACCACGTCTGCTACGAGGTCGGGGTGCGGGAGTTGATCGTCCGCGGCTACCTGTGCCCGCTGGTGTCGAAGGCCGGGCAGACGCGGTTCGACACGTCCGGCCTGCACGCCCGCGGCGGCGAGTTCGTGGCCGACGAGGTCGAGGACCTGATGAACCAGGAGGCGCTCGTCCGGGCGGCGTGTGCCGAGATCGCCACGGCGACGCAGGCCCGCAACGCCTGCCTGATCTTTGCCTCGGGCGTGCGGCACGGCCGGCACATCGCCGAGGTGCTTCAGCGGGAACACGGGATCGCGTGCGGTTTCGTCTGCGGGGAGACTCCGACCGAGGAGCGCGACGCGATCCTGGCCCGGTTCAAGGCCGGGGAGTTGAAGTACCTGTGCAACGTCAACGTGCTGACGACCGGCTTCGACGCCCCGCACATCGACGGCGTGGCCCTGCTGCGGCCGACGCTGTCGGCGGGGCTGTACTACCAGATGGTCGGCCGCGGCTTCCGCCTGCACCCGTCGAAGGCCAACTGCCTGGTGCTGGACTTCGGCGGCAACGTGCTGCGCCACGGGCCGGTGGACCGGATCAAGGTGAAGACCGCCAGCCGCGACGGCACGGGTGAGGCCCCGGCGAAGGAGTGCCCCGGGTGTCACGCCTTGATCCCGGCGGCCTACGCCGCCTGCCCGGAGTGTGGCCACGAGTTCCCGCCGCCGGAGAAGCAGACGCACGACGCCAAGGCCTCGACCGCCGCCGTGCTGTCGGGCCAGGTGACGACCGAGACGTTCCCGGTCCGCGACGTGATGTTCGGCGTCCACACCAAGCGAGGCGCCAGCGACGACGCGCCCAAGAGCCTGCGGGTCGATTACAAGATCGGCTGGCACCGCTGGAAGTCGGAGTGGGTCTGTCTGGAGCACGACGGGTTCGCGCGTCAGAAGGCGGTGGCGTGGTGGAAGAAGCGGTCGCGCGAGCCGGTGCCGGCGACGGCGGCCGAGGCGGTCGAGATCGCCAACGCCGGCGGGCTGGCTTCGACGCTCTCGATCACCGTGCGGTCGGTGAGCGGCGAGGAGTACGACCGCATCACCGATCACGAACTCGGCCCGATCCCGGAGTTGCTGGATCGCGGCGAGCCCCGTGATGCCGGCAACACCGAGCCGCTGAGCGACGACGCGCTGGACTTCCCATTTGGCTACAACGTGGCGACCACGGAGGAGGAAATCCCATTCTGAACTCCTCCGAACTGCTGCTGGCCGCCCTTCGCTACGCTGAGATGGGCTACCGCGTCTTCCCGTGCATTCCGGGGACCAAGCACCCGATCACTCGACACGGGTTCCATGATGCCTCGACCAACCCGGGCCAGATCGAACGCTGGTGGTCGCGGCACCCGCGGGCCAACGTCGGCATCGCCGCCGAGGGGATGCTGGTCGTTGATATTGACGGCGCGGAGAACCTCTGGCCCGGCGATCCCGAACACGCTGCGGATCTGGCCGGTGCCGGTGCCATCGCCCTGACACCTCGGGGTGGTCGGCACTACGTGTTCCGCCGGCCCGAAGGCAAGAGCTGGAAGTGCTCGACCGGCCGGCTCGCTCTGGGCGTTGATGTCCGCACCGACGGCGGCTACATCGTGGCCGCACCCTCGGAGATCGAGGAAGGCCCGTACCGCTGGGGCGAGGGCCTGGAACTCGAGGACCCGCTCGACCAGCTTCCCGATCCGCCCGCGTGGCTGGCCGCCGCCCTCGACGCTCTGGTGTCGCCCGAGGCAGCGAACGCTCCCCGTTCCTGCCAGTCGAACGAGGTGGCCCACGGTTCGCCCACGTCGGCCCACGTCGCGGCCGACGACGCCGAGGCGAACGCGATCCCGGCCGGGCAACGGAACGCGACCCTGGCCCGCCTGGCGGGCACGATGCGGCGCGTCGGCATGACCGGGCCCGAGATGGCCTCGGCGCTCGTGCGGGTGAACCAGGACCGCTGCGTGCCGCCGCTCGCGCCGGCCGAGGTCGAGCGGATCGCCGCCAGCATCGCCCGCTACGCCCCGGACGCCGTGGCCCGGGCGATGGCCGAGAACCACTTCGACCTGATGTACGCCGAACCGGGCGAGGAGGACGAGGCCGCGCCGGACGACCCCGGGCCGATCCCCGACGAGCTCCTCCGCGTGCCCGGATTCATCGACGAGGTGATGCGCTACACGCTCGACACCGCCCCGTACCCGGAGCCGGTCCTGGCCTTCGCCGGGGCGCTCACGCTGCAGGCGTTGCTCGCCGGGAGGAAGGTGCGCGACGCGATGGACAACCGCACGAACCTGTACGTCCTCAGCCTGGCAAACTCCGGCGTCGGCAAGGATCACGCCCGCAAGGTCAACGCCCGCATCCTCTACGAGGCCGGGCTCGCCGACTGCCTCGGGACGTCGTTCGCGTCGGGCGAGGGGATCGAAGACCGGCTGTTCGAGCAGCCGGCGACGCTCTTCCAGGTGGACGAGATCGACGGCCTCCTGCTCCGGGTCAGCCAGGCCAAGGACGCCCGGCACGAGGCCATCGTGTCGATGCTGCTGCAGATGTACTCGTCGGCCCCGACGGTGTACGTGATGCGCGCCAAGGCCGGCCGTGAGCGGTCGGTCATCGACCAGCCGCTCCTGTGCCTGTTCGGCACCGCCGTGCCGCAGCACTTCTACGAGG